CCGACCATAGGCTACGGAAATACTTATTACACAAACGGCAAAAAAGTAACGCTACTCGATAAGCCAATCACTGAACTCGAAGCATTTGAGATGTTTAAGGTTATAGCGGACAAATTTGCGGCAAGAGTGAGTAAATTAGTAACGTCGCCACTTGATCAGGGACAGTTCAACGCTTTGGTTTCACTATCGTACAACATAGGCCCCGCAAACTTCGAGAAATCCACACTTTTACGCAAGGTCAACTTCAATCACTTTGATCCGTCAATTCGGGCCGAGTTTTTAAAATGGAATAAGACAGGCGGGAACGTTTTAAAAGGTCTCACAATCAGACGCAAGACCGAAGCCGATATATATTTTGGAGAGTAAAATCACATACAAGGGCGAAATCGCTCGCGAGTATATAGCAAAGTTTCCAAAGGCATCGACCTACGCAATTTCAAGGCTATTGCACAAAGATTATCCTATTGACTTTATAACTGTTGACAACGCTCGCGGAGTCGTTAGAACTCAAAGAAACGAGCGCAGCGATAGGCCGCAAAAAAACGCGGTTGGAGAACGAACGGACAAAGAAAAAAAACAATTTATGAGTAAAGAGTTTGAGTTACCCGAAAGCGACTACGAGAAACAAGGCACCATTATTGTGCCGAACAAAAACATTTTGTTTTTAACGGACATTCACTTCCCCTACCAAAACAACGACGCGCTCAGGCTCGCGATTGACTACGGCAAGGTTGAGAAGGTCGACTGCGTTTACTTAAATGGGGACACTATCGACATGTATATGTTATCGCGTTTTATTAAAGACCGACGCCTTCGCAATATGGCCGACGAGCTTGAGATGACACGTAACTTTTTAAAGAATTTGCAGGATCACTTCCAATGCCCGATATATTTTAAGATTGGCAACCATGAGGATCGCTGGCAAAACTTCCTCAAATTACAGGCTCCCGAATTGTTGGGTATTCCTGACTTTGAACTGGCTACGATTTTACGCTTTGGCGAGTTCGGAGTGCAAGAGGTCAAGTCAAAACAAATCGCAAAAGCGGGTAAATTGCCACTATTGCACGGACACGAATTTTTTAGCGGCTTTGCGCCACCTGTTAACCCAGCGCGTGGCCTTTATATGAAAGCAAAAGAGTCTTGTATTATTGGCCACCACCATAGAACGAGCGAACATACCGAGGTTAATCTTAGCGGAGACGTAACTACCACCTGGAGCGTGGGTGCATTATGTGGTTTATCTCCCGAATATATGCCCTACAACAATTGGAACAACGGATTTGCTCACATTAAAGTTGAGAAAGGCGGCGATTACGAGGTCAATAACCTTAGAATAGTGGAAAATAAAATCAGATAATATAGTTATAATGGAAAATAAATTTACTTATATACTTATTATATTGTTATTTGCGAGCTGCGGGGCGCGTAAAGTCAACAAAAGCACAACCGAAACGACCACAAAAAGCGAGATTACTGTTGTTGACTCGACTAAAATCGAGACAAAAGAGGACATCGATAGCACAATTTGCGTCGATGAGTTTGAGATTACGCCAGTAGACACGCTCAAACCTATTGTTATTGTAGATAGTCACGGCAAAAAGACTACAATTAAGAACGGCCGTATTAAGAAACGAACGCAAATAAGCCGATTTAAGGCTGTTAAATCTCAAAGCGTACACAATACACGCAAAACTCAAAAAACTGCGACACAATCTACCAAAGCAAGCGAGAAACACGTTGAGCGCAAAGAGTGGTTCGGTTGGATTTGGTTACTGCTTATTATTGCGGCAATTCTCTACATTTACCGCCGCTTTTTTATCTCCCGTTTTATTTAGAATTTGTATAAATAAGCATTAAAAACAAACTTTGTTTAATTTTTTGTTGTTTAATTAATTTGTTGTTATATATTTGTACTCAGATAACAACAAATAAAAACAAAAACACTATGAAAACTACAAAAAAACAAATCGTTAAAATTTTAGGTCAAGAAGTAACAGTAGGAACAAAATTGCACGCTAAACTACTTGCAGAAGTAAAACACTACAATGATTTATCAAACTCAGAAAAATTTTAATGTATCAATATTTTAGTAAATGGCGTAAAGAATGGATTGACTTTACGCCCACAAAAGGGCAACTAATCCAAATGCAAAACTATTTTTATCAAATAAGAAAACTATGAAATACTTTTTATCACATCGCAAACCGCAGTACATTTTTTGTTTAATTATGGCCGTTTACTTTATCGGTCAACTAATCTTTAGATCATAATGGAAAATTTAGAAATTGAAATCAAAAAACACGAACGCGCCATCAAAATACTTGAGGCGTACAAAGAAAGCGACCGACGCTACAACGACCACCTAAGAAGGTTTGAACGTAACGAAAAACTTTTTGGGTGGGAGGTAAAATCTTGGAACAAACAACGAATGATTGCTAACTTTAATATTGGCCTTAGATTGGCCCGAATGTATGAGAACTTATAGACTATATTATTACACGGAAAACTACGATGAGTGCTACGATTACGACATTGACATCGAAGCCAGCAGCATCGCTGAGGCAATTTTAATTTTTAATCAATCCTCAATAGTTTGCAAGCGCATTTGGCGCGTTGAAGAGTTACCATTTAGACACAAATAATGAGAAACGAACGAGGCGCAGGCCGTAAAACTAAATTTGAGGAAGGCACGCAAACAAAAATATTGCACAAGCTCATCCCAGTAGACTCGGAAAACGAGGTAAAACAATCAATCGAAAATATAATACAAAAATGGAAAAGACAAAAGTAAACCTCAAAGAGGCTAAAAAGTTCGACAAATGGATGCGCAAGACCGTCAAATCGGTTTACTATTCAGACAACAAAAAAATGTGTAACGCTTATTTAAAACTAAATTAAAATGGGAGCAACTGCAAAACTATTCTTAGAAAATTCGGAACAACTAATCACGATGTACGAGCCATCGTTTACAAAAAAAGACGCAATCCTTACAGGCAAGCGAATGGTCGACAACGTACTCGAAGAGGGTAACGTCGACAAGCACATGTTTATGGCGAACATTTGCCGACTTAAAGAGGTTGTTAATTCAGCCGATGCAGAAATGCGTAAGCACTTGCCTGAGGAGAAAATGACTTGCTACGGCGTTGAGTTTACTCCAGTGAATGGAGGCGAGACAATCAACTACTCGGACGATCCGATTTATCAAAACCTTAAGGCCGACCTTAAAGAGCGCGAGGAGCTTCTAAAATTGGCTTTAAAACAAACGCAAGTTATTTTCGACGCTTATGGTAACGAGGTGCCAACAGTATCGGTAACGCCACGCAAATCAAGTATAACATTAAAATTTTAATTATGGAAGTAGGAATTAAAGTGAGATTGCGCGAGACAAGTATTTTCGTTGCACTGGATGACAGGCACAACCCAAAAGATAAAGAGGGGACAGTTGTCGAAATAGGAAACGAGTCAAAGGATAAACGCAGAACGCAAGAGCTGCCGATTGTAGTTGATTGGGGTGGGTTTACAAATAGTTACCGTTATCTCGATTTAAATGAGTTATAGTAGATCCTTAGAGATAGCAGCCAAAATCAAAGACGTTACAACTGTTGACGTCTTTGAGAAGCGGCGGACGCTGCAAATAGTTGATGCTCGAGCGATGTTCTGCTACATTTTACGAGTTGATTTGAAATACAAATCGGTTGAGATTCGCGAGATTATACGAGAATTTAGGCCCTACGATCATGCGACAGTCTTATACATGGTTAAGATATACGAGAGCGACGTGCGATATAGACGCCCCGACCTGGAGGAGTTACGCCTGCAACTAATCAACCAATACTCGCCATACTTTGTAATGCTCACAAAGGCCAAAGCAATCGAGGACGAGGACTTAATGAATGAAATTATTAATTTAATAGAGAATTATGAAACCACAAAACAAAAAAGAGTTGATCTTTGTGACGCGAGCTGCAATTGAAGCCGCCACACTTTTACTAATTATAAGCGCAATAGGATGGCTAATTTCACACCTTTAACCAGGATAAAAAAAGTAATGCGATTTTACTACAATCGCGGGGTAAATTCCGAGAGAGTCAATAAAATTTACAAAAAAATTTTGTCAGATAAATATAAATCAGTAAATTAGCATAATCATAATAACCGCAGCAAGGCTCGAGCTGCTTCATTTCGTGCCACAAAAAACAATAATATTATGAGTACTTCAAACAGACGCGCTGCATTCTCGCAGCCAACAACAAACCCAGCAACAAAGTTTTTTGAGTGGAAATCAAACGAGAAAACGTTTGCTTACTACGACAAAGAGACAAAGGCAAACGTGAGCGTTGAGCTTCCGTTTAAATTCTTAGTTCTCGATGAACTCCACACCGTAAAAGGTTGGAACGACGCAACCGAGAGCGGGATTTATTCAAACGAGGTTAAATATATCTCAAAGGATGAGTTAATCGTTAAGCCATTTAAAGGCAACGAGATTGCGCGAGGTCTTTATAAAGACATTAAAGAGAAGGCAAAGGCCGCAGGCGGTCACTACGTTAAGAGTATTTATATTATGCTCGAAGGCGGGGAGATTGCAAACATTCAACTAAAAGGGGCAGCCTGTCAAACGTGGGGCGATTTTACCGCAAAAAGTAAAAGCCGATTGGTTGACGAGTGGGTAAGCGTAGTTGGCTTTGACGAGGCAAAAAAAGGCAGCGTAAAATACACAACGCCAAAGTTCGGATATCTTTGCTCACTTGATGGGGCGGATGCCGACCTTGCCGACGAAGCGTTTAATACTTTGGAGGCTTATTTAAAGAGTTACCTCACGAAATCGGAGCCAGTTATAGCCGAGATTGAGGTTGAAGTTGAGGTTGATGACTTAGAGTTTTAAATTGGTTTGGTTAAATAGTTGGAAAAGCGGTCTTCGGATCGCTTTTTTTATGCTTTAAACCATTTTAAACCATTTTAAACCAAATCAGCAGTTTAAAACTTTACAAATCAACACTTTAAACCTTTTAAAGTTTAAAATATTTTTTATAATGGATTTATTTTTTATTTTTAAAAAAATTTTTTTTACTAAAAAACCTTTAAACCAGGTTTAAAAGTTTAAAATCTTATGTTAAAACACTATAAATCAAATGAATGACTTTTTAATTTGGTTTAAAATTAGTTTAAAAAAGTTTAAAAAGTTTAAAACGTTGTTTAATGGGAAATAATACCTATATTTGTACTGTAATTTATTGGCAGATATATTACATTTACGGAATTATTTTACAAATCCTTTCAAGAGTAATCGCTGCCACGATGAAATTGAAGGGATTTTATTTTTAATCTTATGGATCAAAACAAACTCAAGTTATTTTATGATAACTTTTCGCTAATTACCGTTAGCGATAACAAGGTGCCAAACTTCCCATGGAAGGCACAACAAACTCAGCGGCTTGAATATGAAAAATTCATGCGACATTACAATTATAAAGGCGGGATTTTTAGGAAGGATAAAACCGAAATCCCTGCAACTACCAATTTTGGAATCGTTACAGGCTTCGACAATCTCGAATGCGTTGATATTGATTTGAAGGTTTTTTCAACTGCAAAAGAGCAGAAGGACTTTTGGGATGAGTACACTGGTTACCTTCGTGACAACATTCTCGACTTTGACGATAAGGTTGTAATCTACAAAACTAAAAACGCGGGATATCATATCCTTTACAAATCAAAACGAGTACAAGGTAATATTAAATTAGCGAGACTTAAAGGCCATACGGAAGCTGTTTTAGAGACTCGAGGAGTTGGCGGGTATATTTTTACCTATCCCGAGAATAAAGTCTCTAAAAAGAATTACCATCAAATCGATTATATTTCCGACGATGACCGTGAGATTATAATGACATTCTCAAAAATGTATAATTACATCGATGAGCAGCCGATTGAAATCAAACGAGATAAGAAAATTTATATTGAATCCGATTTAACGACTTGGGACGACTTTAACCAGCGAAACGATATATTTTCAATCATAGGCGATGAGTTTACAATCGTTGGCAACTTATCAAAAAAATATGTAATCAAACGCCATGGAGCTACGTCTCCGCATTCGGGTTATATTTTTAAAGATAGTGGGTTTATGTTTTTATTTTCAACAGGGAGCCAATATAAACACGAGACTCTTTACACGCCCTTTACTGCGTACGCTCGAAAATATCATAACGACGATATGAAATCGGCAGCTTCTAAATTATACTCTGAAGGTTATGGATCACGTATCGTTAACAAAGCACTTGAGCCAAAGGAGAAAATTGTAATCAATAAATCCGATCTCGAGTTTCCAATTGATATATTCCCAAAACCAATCCAATCATATATCTCGGAATGCTCCGAGACCTTGGATAGTTCCATCGACTATATGGGTTGCTCACTTCTTTGGATGATTTCATTAAGTATTGGCAACGCGATGCAAATCGAGGTAAAAAAAGGCTGGCGTGAGCTTGCGACTATTTGGGTTGCAATTGTAGGTAAGGCGGGTATAGGTAAAACTCCTTCCATTACTAATATAATATTCCCTATTGAAAAAATTAACAACCGAGAGATTGCGAATTTTATTAAGGAATATGAAAAATACGAGTTTTATTCTAACTTGTCAAAGAAGGAGCAAGAGGAATATCCCGAGGTAATGAAACCAACAAAAAAGCAATTTATTGCCAACGATATAACCATTGAGGCTTTGGTTGACTTGCACCAACAAAACGATATCTCGGTTGGCGTTTTCAAGGATGAGCTTGCGGGTTGGTTTAAGGATATGAATAAATATAAGGCAGGGAGTGACCTCGAGTTTTGGCTTTCAACCTGGAGCGGGAAATCCGTAAACCTTAACCGAATGACTCGCGCTGGATCATTTGTGGCCAAACCTCTTATCCCAGTACTCGGAGGAATTCAACCGACTATTTTTAACTCTTTTTATACTGACGACAACAAAGACAATGGATTTATGGATAGGATGCTTTTATCGTTTCCTGAGTTAGCTATTGAGCAGTACAACGATAGGGAAATGGATAGCAATACTATCCAATGGTATAGCGATACTATAATTGCGTTTTTTGAGGCAGTTAAGCATCGAATGATAAGAAGAGACGAAGACGGAAATATCGAGCCTAAAATCGTTCGATTTGGAGCCGAGGCAAAAATTGAATGGAAGCGTATTTTTAACGAGATAACAAATATACAAAACTCAAACGAGGAAAATGAGTACATGAAATCAATGTTGCCAAAACAAAAATCATACATTCCACGCTTTGCACTTTTACTCCATACGTTTAACGCTATTGGATTGGATAACTATAACTTTGAGGAGATATCTAAGGAATCAATTTTGAAGGCCGAGAAGTTGTCAAAGTATTTTATTGCCATGGCTAAAAAAGTAAAAATTGACTCAATTGAAGTGGCCGAGATTAGAACGGTAATAAAATCAAACTCAACCAAATCGACAAAGGAGAAATTCCAAATATTATTTGAAACTAATCCCGATCTAAACAAAAAAGAGGTTTCGGAGCAGTTGGGTGTATCACTTCAAATGATTTATAAATATATCAAAGAGTTAAAAAATGAATCCATTTAGCGACGTTGGAAAATCAACCCAGGATGAGCGAGAAATTGAACGAATTGAAATCGAAATTGTTAAGGTTAACGAACGAATTTCAAAACTTAGACAAAAAATGCAAGACCTTGTCAAAGCAAAGCAACAAAAAAATATCAATCCAAGTCAAAAAGAGCGAGGAGTTGATGAGATTAGAGCAGCAATTGAGCAAGCTCGAGGAAATATTAGTTGGCAAAACAATCGAAGCCGACAGGCTCGTACAATTAGCGAAAGGAATTTCTAATAAATTTTTACTAAAATGACAAAAAAATATCAAAAAGACCAGTGTAAAGCGATTTTAAATAAATACGCTTTGAATCATACAATAATTGAGGAGCGTGAGTTCCTTGTAAACGTATTTAAAAACCATCCTAATTGGTTAGAAAAACGAGGCAAAGGAGGTAGACGTATTTTTATAGGGCAAGACAATTACAAACATCGTTGTTTTTTTATAGAACGTATTGACAATACAGTTGTCGATATATCCTATTTAACTGCAATCGCTGGAAATAGTAAAAGCGATTTAGAACGAATTAAAATAGCTTGCCGAACTGCAATACTTCACGAAATATTAGATTATAGAAATAAAAATGTAATTTTTGGCGTTACAAAATGCGCAATATCTAACGAGATTTTAACCAAAGAGAATATTAATATTGATCACTACGAATTAAAGTTTAGCGAAATGTTTGACCTATGGATAAAAAGATACAATCCAAAGGAATTGGTTAAAAACATCCAGGTGCAAGACCAAACAAGTAGCTTTACTAATGATATAATTTTAAACGATTTTATTAGCTTTCACAATATAAATTGTAAACTTAGAGCAGTTACTAAGCACGTAAATCAAATCGTTTTAAGATGATTTTGCGTGACTATCAAACAAAAATCTCAGCTGAGGCGGTTGAGATATTACGAAATAAAAAAATCGTGTATTTGGCGATGGAAGTCCGAACTGGCAAGAGTTTGACCGCTTTAAATACGGCGCAATTATATGGAGCTAAAAAAGTATTGTTTTTAACAAAAAAGAAAGCCATTTCGTCAATTCAATGGGACTACGACAACTTTGGGTTTACGTTTGATTTATCCATCATTAACGATGAATCTATGCACTTAGTGACGGGAACTTTCGACTTAATAATACATGATGAACACCATCGCTTTGGAGCATTTCCTAAGCCAAACGCAACGGCTAAAGATTTTAAAAAGCGATTTAGTAAACTGCCGATGATATTCCTAAGCGGTACGCCAACACCCGAGAGTTATTCTCAATGGTACCATCAATTTTGGGTAAGTGATTACTCGCCTTATAAAAATCACGCCAATTTTTATAAGTGGGCCGCTGAGTACGTTGACATAAAAGAAAAACGCTTAGGCTATGCCGTTGTAAAGGACTACTCAAACGCAAAAGAGAATCAAATCCGAAGATCCACACGACCGTATATTATAACTTTCACACAAAAGGAGGCGGGATTTACAACGAGCGTGAACGAGATGGTGCTGGAGTGCGAGATGCAGCCAATCACTTACGAGGTCATTCGAAGACTTAAAAAGGATTTAATTGTTCGAAATGGACAAGGGCAAGTCATTTTAGGGGACACAGGCGTTAAGTTGATGCAAAAAATGCACCAACTGTCAAGCGGTACTTGTAAATTCGAGGATGGCACCAGCAAAGTAATTGACGACTCAAAGGCAAAGTTTATAAAGGAGAAATTTAAAGGCGAGAAAATCGCAATATTTTATAAATTTAAGGCCGAATGGGATGCGCTGTTGCAAGTATTTGAAGCCGATTACTTGACAAATTCAGTCGAGGAGTTCGACGCAACCGATAAAAATATCGCGCTTCAGATAGTAAGCGGACGTGAGGGCGTCAGTTTAAAAAACGCTAAGTATTTGGTTTACTATAACATTGATTTTAGTGCGACAAGTTACTGGCAAAGCCGTGATCGTATGACCACAATGCAGCGACAAGAGAATGAGGTCTTTTGGGTATTCTCAAAAGGCGGCATCGAATACGATATTTATAAGACCGTGCAACAAAAAAAAGATTACACTCTTGCGATATTTAAAAAAATTTGATTATATTTGACAACCGCCAAGAGAAAACACACAACTAACAACACCCTTCTTTTGCACTTGGCGGTCAATTGAGGGGTGTTTGTTTTTTATAAAAATATGACAAAACCAATTTTTTTAGTAGCAATCCCTTTTGAACAATATAAAAGTATTGATGATATTCAAAAAAACCTTGAAGAAAAATTAATAGATTATCATGTACTTATATACTTACATGATAAGGAAGAAATTGAATTTCAAGCTTTTTACGAGAAAGATTTTAATCAAGTTAAATTTGATGAATTAAAACAAATAGTTAAAAATGACCGAGCAGCAAATACAAACAAAGATAAAACGCAAACTAATTGAGCGTGGGTGGTATGTCACGAAACTAATTAAGACATCGACCAACGGCATTCCCGACCTTTTAGCGATTAAATACGGCAAGGCGATGTTTATAGAAGTGAAACGCGAAGGCGGGAAGCTATCGCTCATTCAAGAGCTGCGCATCGAGGAACTAAAAGCCGCAGGGGCAATTGTAAAAATATGGACTGACTTTGATACTGATTTTAACTAAAACAACCCTGACTATGACACCACAAGAAAAAGCAAAAGAGTTAGTATATAAATATCAATATTTAGTAAATACTTGGGATTGTTATAACGATGAAAGTTTAGAAATGATATATAGATTACCAAATATGAAACAATGTGCATTAATAGCAGTTGATGAGATAATTGAAGCTCTAAGAGAACATGAATGGCAAAACAGAAGTGTAATAAATTATTATTTAAAAGTTAAACAAGAAATAATAACAATTTAAAAACAAATAAGATGAAACATACACCAAAAGAAAAAGCAGAAGAATTAGTATATAAATTTTACCCAAGCGTTCAATGGAAATTAGGGCAAGAAGATTGTTTAGATAGAGCAAAACAATGCGCTTTAATCGCAGTTGATGAGGTGTTAAATCTTTGTTGGGGCGGGAATAAAATAGGTATAAAACACTGGGAAGACATAAAACAGGAAATCGAACTACTATGACACCTAAACACTACGAGAACCAGCAGCAATACGATGTCATCGACATCATTAAGGATTACGACCTCAACTTTAACGAGGGGAATGCAGTCAAGTATATCGTAAGGGCAAGACGCAAAGGCGCACACCTGGAGGACCTACGAAAAGCGATGCACTACCTCGACCGCGAAATAATACACCACGAAACTAAACTAAAATTTAAGCAATGAGAGCAGGCTCGAAAATGTACAAAGGTCTTGAGGTGCCAATCAACGCTCCCATACACATCAATAAGCAAGGGCGTGAGTTTTATATAAGTGGATTGTGTTACAATACCGCTTTTTGCCGTTATATAGATACAGGAGAAATAATTGAGGTTAAAAGTAACTTAGTATCGAAATATTTAGTAGGTTTGTAGCGATATGGTAAAACCGCACACTATAAGTACACAAATGTGGCTTGAACAAGAGGACGACGATCTTGGAATGGGTGGGAGCTTTGTCGAATTTCGGGTAATGGTTGACGCAATCAACGGCTACTGGATCGAGAACGAAAGCGAAATATGTATTATAGTGCAAGGGACGGTCTACTATGTCGAGAATAACGAAGCCCTATTGCTTTTTTTATCGGAATATTTTAATCCTATGACTCTGTAATGCTCGAGGAATTAGCCAAAAAGGATGCCCAATGGCGAAAGATGGCTTTTCAAATATGCAAAGACAAGGATTTAGCGGATGAGTTAGTACAGGAAATGTATCTTAAATTGTATCAAAATACCAATCTAATAAAAGAAGGGTATATTTATACAGTATTAAGAAACTTATTCTATGACTATGCTAAAACTCAAAAGGATATAATAGTAGATTTTAGTAATATCGAGATTGAGGACACGGAATACGTCGAGCCAATCGACTACAAGGAACTGATAAAAGGTTTCACCTGGTATGAACGCACAATGTTTGAGGTCTCAACTTTATATGGCCAGCGTGAAATGGCAAGGAAAACAGGAATACCCCTCCAAACAATCCATCGAATCTCTAAAAAAGTAAAAAATAAAATCAATGGCAAAAAGAAGGACTAAAAAAGAAATGCAAGGCTTAGGCGATGTTATCGCTAACATAACCAACTCAGTTGGGATTGAGCCTTGTCAAGGATGCAAAGAGCGTCAATTCGGACTTAATCGTTTATTTAACTTCAAAAGAGTTAAAAGCGAGATGTCACAACCCGACAAAGAAATGTTTAAAGAGTTCCTCGAGCTTAAAGGACAGCGTGTAATCGATGCAAAGCGTACCGAGTTAAACTTGGACGACGTGACCTATTTAAACGCCTTATATCTCAATTATTTTGGTCTTGACAATAGCAACTGCCCAACCTGCTCAAAAGTACATGAGCAAATTATAAAAGATTTATACAAATTGTATAATTATGCCAATTAGTTTTGATTACGATGGCACATTGTCAACCGCAAAAGGCAAGGCAATCGCTGCTAAATTTATAGCAGATGGCAAGGACGTTCGTATACTTACTGCTCGTTCTATTGATGGCAATAATAGCGACCTCGAATCAACCGCCAAAAAGTTAGGCATCGACACAATTTACTACACTAACGGCCGAGACAAATGGTCATTCGTTATCAAATACGGCATAAAAGAACACTATGACAACAACCAAGAGCAAGTCGACAAAATCAATGAAAAAACAAAAGCAAGAGGAATTCTATTTGTTGGTTGATTTTTTAGACAAATTAATCGACAGCAAACCCGAAGACGTCACTCACAACGAGCTTTGGCTTGCACCCAACTTATTTGATATTTTAAAACTCAAGGAATACCGCGATTTTAAGATACAAACTGACGAAAATATACCAGTTAACCAAGTAATAATAGGACAATGGCTTACTCCCAGCAACAAATAGACGAGACTTTTGACGAAATCTTAAGAGAAATTGAGCAAGGCAACTCACTTATCTCTATTTTAAGACGTAAAGAGTTCCCAAGTACTGCAACGTTTTACCAATGGTTGGAAGCAGATGAAAACAAAGCAAAAAGGTACGTGCGCGCGTGCGAAATTAGGGCCGATGTTATCTTTGAGGACATAATCGACATCGCTGATCACTCCGATGAGGATCATACTCCATTCACTGGAGCAAACGTAGTGCAACGTGACCGACTTAAAATCGATGCTCGCAAATGGATCGTTGCAAAATTGCACCCAAAGAAATACTCCGACCGAGTGTATCAAGACATCACAACGCACCAAGAGCAACCACTATTCCCCGATGTTTGTACGGACAACAGTAATAAATAAGGTCCTAGGACTTACCAAATTCACAAAAGGAATACAGGGCGGAACCAGCGCGGGAAAAACTTATGGGATCCTTCCGATACTTATCGACTTATGCTGCAAGACCGAGCTTCTAGAAATCTCGGTTGTAGCGGAGTCGATACCACACCTCAAAAGAGGAGCAATAAAAGACTTCAAAAAAATAATGGTGTTGACAGGTCGATGGAATCCGCAGCGATGGAACGCGACCGACTTCAAATATACATTTGCCAATAATTCAGCTATCGAATTTTTTAGCGCAGAAAACGACTCAAAACTTCGAGGCGCGCGTCGTGATTATTTGTACATGAACGAGGCGAACAATATGACCTTCCACGCTTACACCGAACTCGCGTCGCGTACAAAAAAAGGCGTCTATTTAGATTGGAATCCTGTCAATGAGTTTTGGTTTCACACCGATTTGATGAACGACCATGACGTCGACTTTTTAATTGTTAACTATGAAGACAACGAGGCCTGCCCTGAGTCGGCCCTAAATTTTATTCTCAAAGCAAAGGAGAAAGCCAAGACCTCAACTTTTTGGGCGAACTGGTACAACGTTTACGGATTAGGTCAACTCGGATCACTTGAGGGCGTTGTGTTCCCGAATTGGGAACAAATAGACACAATCCCACAAGAGGCAAAATTCTTAGGCAGTGGCCTCGATTTCGGTTACTCTAACGATCCAACGGCAATGATCGCAATATACGAGTACAACGGTAAAATAATAGCCGACGAATTGATTTACTCGACCTCGCTGCTCAACTCGGACATTATTCGATTAATGAAACAGGATAAACGCTTACCGATTTGGGCCGACTCAGCCGAGCCAAAATCTATTGAGGAGATACGTCGAGCGGGTTTTAACATCAAGCCAGTGGTCAAAGGTGCCGACTCAATCAATTTCGGGATATCGGTGTTGCAACAAAAGGAGATACTTGTCACAAAGTCAA